TTTATTGCCTGACCAAGGAGATAAATAATGGCAGAAGAAACAACACAAACACAACAACCTGTTGAGAATAGTACCAACGAAGCTCAACAACAAGATACCCAAGCAAAACTATTTGAAATTCCGACAGAAGCTCAAGACTTAGTTGGTGAGGGTAAGAAGTACGCAAGTGCAGAAGATGCATTAAGGTCAGTTCCTCATGCTCAGAAACATATTCAGACTCTTGAAGCTGAAATGGCTGAGTTAAAAGAAGAACTATCTAAACGCAAAACTACACAAGAACTTCTTGATGAACTTAAGTCTGAAACCTATAGACAGCCTGTAGAGAATACCACTCAGGAGGCTGGGTTAAACGAAGACGCTATTATGAGTTTGGTAAATCAAACGCTCCAGCGTAATGAACAGACCAAGACTGCTAAAGCTAATGCTGATTCTGTAGCTAAAAGCTTCCAGAGTAAGTATGGGTCTGAAGCAGAAACTGTTTATAACAAACTTGCTGGTGAGTTAGGTATGTCAACTCAACAACTTAACAGCCTCGCTACTAGTTCCCCTAGTGTAGTCTTACGACTAGCAGGACTTACTGATTCAGCTCCAGCTAATGTAGCTAAATCTTCTGGTTCTGTAAATACTGAGTCTTTAGCACAAACTAAACCAACTGGAGAAATTTCAGCTCGAGTAGGTAAAGGTAAGTCTACTAAAGATTTAGTTGCTGCTTGGAGAGCTGCTGGTGAGAAAATTAAACAACAAGCGTAGAGGATAAATTATGTCACAATTGACTAGTAATACTAGTGCTTTTATTGAAGCACAACAGTATTCACAGTTTATTCTTGAAAACTTACACGACTATCTACTACCTGAAGGTATGTGGAGAGATGTAACAGACTTCGGTTCAGGTACAACTTTAAACATCAAGACAGTAGGTACTGTAACAATTCAAGATGCAGCTGAGGATACTCCTCTCAACTATAGTCCTATCGACACAGGTACATTAACACTTTCTATTACTGACTATGTTGGTGATGCATGGAAAGTATCTGATGACCTTCGTGAAGATGGTTCACAAGTTGATACCCTAATGGCTATGCGTGCTATGGAATCAACACGTGCTCTTGGTGAAAACCATGAAACACGTTTCCTAAGCGTAGCTAATGCAGCTCAAACAGGTGCAGACCTTAACTTAGTTAATGGTCGTCCACACCGTTGGGTAGGTTCTGCAGCATCTAATGCTAGAACTATTACATTGGAAGACTTCATTTCTATGAAGCTTGCATTTGATAAAGCAAACTCACCAGCTGGTGGTCGTATTGCTATCGTTGACCCTGTAGTTGAAGCTACATTAAATAGCTTAACTAACTTAGTTAACGTATCAAACAACCCAATGTTTGAAGGTATGGTAACAGAAGGTTTTGCTCGTGACCATCGTTTCGTAAGAAACGTATTTGGTTGGGATGTTTACACTTCTAACTTCTTACCTACATTAACAGCTACTGAAGCTATCAACGCTTCTTCATATGGTTTAACATCTGAAACAGCAGCTGTTGGTGATAAGGCAAACGTGTTCATGTGCGTTGCAGATGACACATGTAAGCCAATTATGCATGCATGGAGACGTGCTCCTCAGACAGAAGGCTGGAGAGACAATGAAGAGCGTGCAGACAAGTATCAAGTAACATCACGTTATGGCTTAGGTGCTCAACGTGTTGACACTCTTGGTGTTATTTTAACTCATCCATCTACTTATTAAGGAGAATAAACATGGCTTATGAAAATACAGCTGGCATCAATGTCCTTAATCATTATGGTCCAAGAGACAGAGATGCTTCAAAAGGCGGTCAGGCTAAATCAACAGGTCAAATCAAACGTGCTGAATGGCAGTTTGCTTATGATGATTTACCTACCTATGGCTCAACTAACTTACAATTTGCTATTCCAGCAAATGCAACTATTGTATCTTCAAAATGGATTACAGGTACTGCATGGGCTGGAGGTACAAGCCTTAACGTAGGCTTATACCAAGGTGATGGTACAGTTATTGATGCTGACGGCTTAGACGCTGCTATTACACCTACTACTGCTGGTGCCGTTATTGACGGTAATGGTGCGTTAGTTGGTGCTTCTATTGGTGCTAATGCTGGTGAACTAACAGTAGCTGCAACTGGCACATATACTGCTGGTACTGCAACAGTTATTGTTGAATATCACGTAGAAGTATAAGGATAGGGGTCTTCGGACCCCACTCCTTTTAAGGAATTTAAATGACAATACAACATAATGTAATTACAGACCCAGACATTCATGAACCTAAAGGTATAGCTGCGGCTTCAGCAGGTCAAGTATATGTAGCTAATGGTTCAGGCTCAGGTACATGGCAAGATAAAGATAAATGGCTAGGAGCATATACAGGTTTTGATGCTGCAACTCCAGCATATCAACATACAACTACTACATCAGATACAGTATTAGATAATACAGTAACTACAGGAGCTAATGATGGTTTTACTATTGTTACTACTCCTAATCTTAGAGTTACATATTCAGGTACAGAAACTATTACAGCTTTTGTACAATTATCTCTTGCTACTAAACAAGCATCAGGTTCTAATAAAGATGTAGAATGGGC